CGGTGTTTTCGCGACAAAATTATTCCGTCGTAAGCTAGAGTTTTAGTCACCTACCCAGGTGGCTATGTAAAAGAGACGGGTAGTGGGATGAACCTCTCACGATCCTTCTGGTACGGACGGAGGCCCTCTTTTCGGTCTCTTTCTACGCCAGAAGCCGGCCTGTGTGACAGGTAAGAAGGCAACCCTCGAGGCCTTCATCGACCACGCGGTGGTGGTCGTCGCTAGAGTTTAGACGACGTTTCCCTGGTCGTTTCGTAAAATCGAAGGTTAGCAGGAGATCACCTGCGATCACCCCTTTCGGGGGGTAAGCCTGTAGGTCAGGCACCCGGATTACTAGATCATTCCGGGATTGGGACTGCTAAATACACTCAACCACAATTTTCTACGTAGTAGCGCACGTAGTCGATTCACTGGCCATAGACGCAGATTAACACCCAACCAAAGGCTATTGAGCCTTTTTAGCTCACAACATCACAGCAGTTTGAGAAACTGCCCAACTCAACATTCTCCCCAAACACCAAAAACTTAACAAATCCAAGGCCAAACCAAAGGCCAAAAACACCACCAGAGCAATCACTCGCGCTCCGACTAAGCGAACCAATGGCAACATTGGTTCATCTATAGGAGGTGCGATCGGTTCAACCTGGGGACCAGTCGGTGCTACCGTCGGCAAATTCCTCGGTGGAGCTGCTCAAAAATTGTTTTCAACTATCACTGGCATCGGCGACTATTCAGATAATATGTCGGCCATTCCATATCCAGTGATGTCGAACACAATTGTTGGGCGTTCTACCCCGCTATCTGCTCAAGTCCCTAGGATGTATTCCGATCACGGAGCTGTCCGAATACAGCATCGTGAGTTTTGTTTTGATCTGCCCATGACTGTTTTGTTTACAAACAAGAACGGTAGTATTACTCCTGACAATCAACAACTATTCCCTTGGCTTTATCTCATTGCCAATCAATTCGAAAATTATAAATGGCTTGGCCTCGTTTTCGAATTCCGCTCGCTTTCCGCTAATGCCATATCTGGGGCTTCCGCCGGTATGGGATCAGTGTCCATGGCCACTATTTATGATTCTTACTCTGCTCCTTATGTTTCAAAGGTCCAGGCGAACAACGCTTTGTTCGCGACTTCTTGCAAACCAAGTGAGAGTATGTTTCATCCAGTAGAGTGCGATCCGGACATGACTCCTACTACCGCGCTTTTTACCCGCCCGGACAGTGGAGCCCCTGGTATCCGCGATACCAGATTTGAGTCGCTAGGGAGTTTAAACATCATCACCATTGGCGCTCCAGCTGCTTACCCCGTTTGTGGTGAGATCTGGTGTACATACGATATATTGCTTATCAAGCCACGTGTCCCAGGAAATTAATATCCATTAAAATTTAATTAATTAAAATGTCCTTCTAATTTCTTTTATTTAATTTTTGTATTGTCTATTATATTTACAAATCCGTCAACTCACACTCCACACGGTAATCCGTGGACCTGAAAGTAGCTTGCTACAATTGGGCAGTCTGTGAGTCCGTATTTGTACCTACCCGAAGGTGTCGGGGCGGCGGCGCCGCTTAAACGTCAAAATGGCGATGACTCCGGAGGGTACACGCCAGGAAACACGCGAATGATCATCGTCGTGTGTTTTCGAAGCCACTAGTTATCTCGCACATCGATTTAGCGTACGTGAAAAAATCTTAATTTAAATTCTCTTTCTGGAATTGCGTAGTAGCGTTGAAAGGGACCGTTCAAGTGTTGGAATGATGCAAGGTGAGACTAGGCTATGCCAAAGATGTCGACCTTCCTCTACTCAGCACCTCTGTAGGGTTCACCGTGGTGTTTGCTCACCAACCAGGTTGTACTTCGGTCTTCCCCTGGGCGGACGTTATGAAGTATGTTCAGTTAAGAGATGAGCGATCAAAAAGCTTAATAATAAGACGTACGGGTGTGTTAGGACGACGGGGTCGGGGTGTAAATTAGGTTAATTCTGAAAGTTGAATCAGGGGGGTTTAACAAGTAAGGAGGTACTGGTATTACACATGAGTCCGACGGTTGAAAGTTGCATTACTAAACTATAAATAGATGCTACCCCCGTGGTACTTGGTCTGAACAGCCTGGTGCCCACCCTATTGGTGCTAAATCGTTGACAAAAAACGCAAACAGACTTTCCGGGTCTATAAAACGGGCTTCACCACCACCATCACCTAAAGCGGATCACTCGCCAAGTGCCCCCGATATGTCCGATGTGAAAGGCGTATACGGGGGGTTCGAACAAGTCCTTGATGACGTGTTCGAATTCCGCGTCGACTGCAATTGCGAACTCAAACGTGATTGTTTTCTGGAGACTCATTATCATGTCAAACCAGCTAAGGAGAAGCATGGGGCCGCCGCCCCAGTGCCCCTCTCCGGAGCAGCAGCCCGCGTTGCAAAAACGCTTAAAAAGGAAAATGCCGCTCCACGAGGATACAAAGTATGTTCCGATAGAGAATATTCTGAGCAGTGCAGTCATCACATGCACTCACGTCACGCAGCTAAAGAAGCGTCGAGAAAATATCATGCCAGACCCTGTTCAAACCCGCATGGGTGCGACGACGATTGTTTGAGAATCGACAGGAGTCTTCCGGCTAATAACTCCGCTAATTTGATTAGTGACATTTTCTTTCAGGATGAACTCAATGGGTATTACGATGCACCCTCGGCATACGCTGACGACATCGGTTCAGAAGAGGACGCAGTTCCTCTTTTGATTCCAATTGAAGAGGCTAACGTAGAGCCAGCAGTTGCAGTGGGAGGCCAGTCTCCCTTAAAACCTGGAGGCTTGAACCCTCGGGCGAAAGTCTTTAAACCAGTCCACCCAGTTACGGCGCCCGCCCGTGATCTGGTTGTTGTTGACGTCGTGGCAGAAGTGAATTACGCCGATTTCATTTCTAGAGGTGTAGCACATCACCGCGAACGCGCCACGGAGGATCTGAGTGAGCGACCTTCATTCAAGAATCCCAGCAGTTCACCCTCAGTTCTAGGGTCTGAGGACACAGTCGCCCCCTGTGAAGAAAAGGGCTCCGCACCAAGTGCACCAACTCCTACTGAACCCACAGTGGGAGTTGAGTATAAAAAACGGGAACCGGTTGAAGAATCACTCGACGACATGTTAGCAAACGACCTGGAGGCTCGCCTCCAAGTTGGTTTTGCAGAACGGCGAGTTGTAGTACCAGAGCAACACACACTTCAAGTCATTGAAGAAAAATCCGTTGAGACGACTGTTCTTGACCTTCAAAACTTTGCCATGTCACCTGAGGAGATAACTCTCCTCACATCATATCGTTTTGAAAGTTATAGTATCAGACTCCGGTTGTTTTATAATGCTCTCTTACGTCAACAAACTGTTGAAACACCATCTTCGTACGCGCCACGTACTAACTATTCCATCACTTGGAGATTATTAAAGAAGCTCCCGTTCACTAGAGCTGTCAAAAATTCACGTACTCTCATTCGAGAAGTAAATGTTGACGGTAATGAAACGGAGTCCTTGCACTTCACTGGTTTTTTTGTGAAGTATATCCGAGAGAAGCAATTGAAAGTATGTGCTCCGCGTGATGAGTACGATGTGATGGACATGAATCGATTGGCAGGCTTCGCTGGAACCCGTCGGGTAAATGTATATATTGAGCTTTTCGCTCATCTCTCGCGTGAGCCAGAATTGCTCACAAGGCCGGCTTTTACCACAGATTATAAAGCAGCCGGCTCTTTGCGTTTTCTGATGGGGCAGCTTGCTTCCCGTTGGGAGATTGCAGGAGTCGCAGTTAGCAAGTTTGCTAACCATGATATCTGGAATAATACCATCAACCACTTCTATGCTCTGAAGTGTGTTCGCGAGATGGAGAATCGTTTTAGTGAACCGAATGCGGCGCAAGAGTTGGTGCCTTTTCGGCCAGGGATCACCCGGGGTTCATACCGGCCTGGTGTGGTCCCTTTCGATTCACTTATGAGCGGTGTGAGGTAGACAAGCCGTTTGTCTACAATCAGCTCTTTACTACTTTGCGTGGTAGAGAGTGGTTCGTTGAAGGTCGTTTGTCCTTCCCCAAAGATCCATTTCCTCCATTGTTTCCAAGCCGATATCGAACTTTGTTCGGATTTGGACATTTTCATCGCGCGAAAATCTATGATAAGACCGCCTTCAATTTGTCCAAAGGTCTCGAGCGTCTCACGCGCAGTCGTGAACCTCAGATCGTCGGATTCCATGAATCTTTGTTCTCGAAGCAAACAAATTTTATCAATGCTCACCGATCATTTTATAATCATTTATCAATCTTATTCACTCCCACCTTCCAAGAGTATACAGATGCAGTACGCGAGTGTGAACTACATTATGCTGACCCTCACGACAAGCGTGAGATGAGGATCAACGGGTACAACGACCTTCTCGGGACTGGTCGTTTGGTGCCTGTAGACAATTGGGTTCGAAGACATCGAGTCACTTGTAAATTAAAAGAAGATGAATTCGCCAAAACTGGTAGCTACCCTAGGGTCATCGTTGACTTAGGTGTTGAAGCTTCCTTATTCGGGTTTCGAATTACAGACTTCATGAAACGCGCAATGGCACAATCATATCGCTTCCGCGATGGCCATTTTATGTTCGTGAAATCCCCTACTTTTGACACATTGACTCAGGTTTTCAATCTTTTGTTGGATCCGCCAGGAAGATACTTTTTTGCTTTCTTTTCTGACGACAGCTGCATTTCCATCCGCCTTGATGGAAAAGTGCACATCTTCAATGTAGACATTAAGTCTTGCGATTCCTCTCATGGTCGTAGCGTGTTTGACGCTCTCGCATGGGCCACACCCGAGTGTGCGCGCAAGGACATGTTAACACTTATCACTCAGTGCTCTAGCGACCTTCAAATCGTTTGTCCCCACAACATTCGTCAGAAGGTCGTGTTGCGACCTCGTCGCCCTGTATTATTCTCTGGAGCCACTATTACCACTTCAATCAACAACATCGCATGCCTCACCATCCTCGTGTCAGTGCTCGAATCTCATTTCGATGGGACTGAAGCTTGTTTAGCTTCAGCAGCGCTAAATTGTGGATATCAGGTCACGACGGAACGTTGCCTTCTCCCTCAAGATATTCAATTCCTTAAACACTCACCAGTGATCGATACCGCTGGGGTCTTGCGCCCTATGCTGAACATCGGTGTTTTGTTACGCTTATCTGGAGTTTGCCGCGGAGATTTACCAGGTCGAGGAGACCTACGCACACGAGCGGAACAGTTTCAATACTCTCTGCTACAAGGGTGCTACCCCCGAGTCTCTTTCCGTTTACTATCACACATGTACGATGCCACTGGTCACCCAACACCACCGCCTGTCATCCGAGAAGCAGTAGCCAAATTGCTCACGTTTCGAGTCGATCATTCAAACACAGACGTCGCGTTTACTGTAACACCCTTTGAGTGTTACCTTCGGTATCGCCTGACATCTTTCCAGATCGAGGAAATCGACGAATCGTTTGGTCACTGTAGATACGGACAACAAGTGTTCACTTCAGCAGGTGCGAAGATCCTTCAAAAAGATTATTCGTACGAAATTGAAGACTAGTCTTCAATATCACGCACAACATCACGTTTTCATTGTCAACCAGAGTCAGATCGCGACCTTCCGCGCTACCCAAC